AATTTAAAAATTAAATTATGTGCGCACTTTTTGGAACACAACGTGATGTATCCCTTTTTAGACACATTAGCCGTGAGCTGATGTGGGATATTATTTCCCAACAATGTGCATTTTATCAACTAATTTCAGAACAAACCAAAGTAAACATTTATGGTGAAGCTGCAGGTGCCAAATACTACAATGGCCCTGTTTTACTTAATGTTCTAATTGAAAGAGGAGACAACCAATCCCCAGTAGATGACTTTGGTGTGAGCTTTGATCGCCCAATGACATTTAGATTTTTACGTGATGATTTACGCGGTAAAAACCCTGTCAACTCTGGTGGTGGTCCTGATGTAGGTAACTACAATGGTACACCTTATGGAGCAGATATATTACCTGAAGTAGGTGATATAATCATGTGGAACGAATCATATTGGGAAATTGATAATGTAAACGACAATCAATTATTTGTAGGAAAAGATCCTGCATACCCATACAATACACCAGGACTAGACAATTACGGCTCAAACTATTCAGTTATTTGCACCGCACATTACGTTCCTGCAGATAAAGTAGCTATTACACGAGAAAGACTATAATATATGCCTTCAGCTAGAAAACCAAATCCAAAAAGCCAACAACAGATCTCAAACGATCAGGTGGATCCTTATGTTTTCCCTGAAATAGACCAGTCTTTAGGTAATCCAAACATACCTTCGGAATTTAATCAATTCACCCCAACAAAACAAAGTGGTATTGATTTTAACCGTTCCGAACAGATGTCCTTTAAAGGAGATACTGTTAAACCATTTACAGTAGGTCTACAAGATATAGACGAATCAATAATGTTCTACTTTCAGAATGTTATACGTCCATTTGTATACCAAAATGGTGTGCGAATTGAAGTACCTATAATTTATGGTTCACCTGAAAAATGGAAATCTGTACAAAAAGACGGATACTATAAGGACAAAAACGGTGCTATAATGGCTCCGTTAATTATGTTTAAAAGAGATACAATTGATAAAAACCGATCTCTTACAAACAAGTTAGATGCAAACAATCCACACCTATATACTTCTTGGGCAAAAGGATATAATGCAAAAAATGGCTACTCAAATTTTGACGTATTAACAAATCGTAAACCTGTAGAGCAATTCGTTGTCAATGTAGTACCTGACTACGTTAATTTAACGTATACATGTGCCATTCAAACATACTATGTTGAGCAGATGAACAAAATAATTGAGGCAATCAACTATGCTTCCGATTCATATTGGGGAGATCCGGAACGCTTCAAATTTAAAGCATCCATTGACTCGTTTTCAACAGCAATTGAAGTATCTGATTCTACAAATCGCATTATCAAAGGTACATTTACATTAAAAATGTTTGGCTATATTGTCCCAGACACAGTACAAAAAGAAGTAACAGCAATTAAAAAATACAATAGCAAAGCACAAGTTATCATTACTACAGAAACAGTTAATAATTTAAATAATCTATAACAATGGCAGCAAAAGCAAAAACACAAGCATCGGTTTCATTTATCGGTAAACCTAAAAAGAAAAGACCAGGCGTTCACGCAAAATCAAAACAAAGTAAAAACAAGAATAGTAAAAATTACGTTAAGTCGTACGTTTCACAAGGGAAGTAATATTTATAATAAAACAAAATAAAATGGCAGTACAAGTAACAGGATTATTTCAATCAACAGCAACAGGATTAATTTATCAATCCCCACTTTTAACATTGGTTCCCCATTTAGCATATGCTGGAGCAATCAAAATGGATGTTTACATTGCAGATAACGGTGCAATTGGATATGAAAATATTGACAAGTCAACTTTGACATACGATCCAACAATTACCGATCCATATTCACAGTTGATTGATGCTTTAGATACATTTGTAATCGATAATTTAAAAGATGCAAATGAAATCAATTCCCAAGCAACATTTGAAAAATATAACCCACCAGCCCCAGAACCAACACCAGAACCAACTCCAGAAGAATTAGTAGTTGAAGAAACTCCAATTGTTGAAGAAACCCCAACTCCTGAAGAAGGAAGTGGAGAGTAAAACCCTATTTAGTACATTAAACCCCAAAATATAAATTATGTCAATCGTTTCAGAAAAAAAGTTCTTAACAGAAGAAGAAAAAAACACGTTAAAAGAAATTCAAACAAGCACCCAAGCGTTGATCGCTGAGTTAGGTGAAATTGAATTAGTTAAAATCCAATTGGAATCGCGTTATGAAAATGCTAAAAAATTCCTAACTGAATTGGGCGAAAAAGAACAAGAGTTCACTCAGTCGGTATTTAACACATATGGTAAAGCTAGTATCAACCCGGAGACTGGTGAAATTACCCCAGTAGAGTAATCTAGGTCAAAATACACCATATTTATAATAAAATAATTTATAATGGCAGAAACAATTGTCTCACCTGGTGTATTAGCGATAGAAAACGACCAATCCTTTGTAACTCAACAACCTGTACAAGCAGGTGCTGCTATCATAGGACCAACAGTTAAAGGTAAAGTAGGTATCCCTACTCTAGTAACCTCATATAGTGATTATTTAAATAAGTTTGGTGCTACTTTCCTTAGCGGAAGTAACACCTACACTTATTTTACATCAATTGCTGCTTACAACTATTTTAATAGTGGTGGTCCTTCACTTTTAGTAACACGTGTTGTAACAGGTTCATTTACATCTGCTACTTCATCATTTATTTCTGCCTCCGCACACGCTGCAGGTGCTCCTTATAATACTAGTCCATTTGTACTAGCTACTATTTCTCAAGGAGAAATTATGAACAGTACAGGCCCAACAGGAAATGTTGGTACCTTATTAAGTGGCTCAGCAGATAATTTTAGATGGGAAATTACCAATGCTAACACTAGCTCAGGTACATTTACATTATTACTTCGTCAAGGAAATGACAGTACAGTATTTCCTTCAATTGTAGAAACATGGGGCCCATTATCGCTTGATCCATATTCATCAAATTATATTGAAAAAGTAATTGGTAATCAAGTAGAAAACGTAGCAAGTGACAATGGTGAGTATTATATCCAAACAACTGGAAGTTATATTAACAATTCAGCATATATTTACGTTAAATCTGTAAACCAACCAACACCAAACTATTTTGATAATGTAGGAAATGCCAAACCAGAATATACTGGTTCAATCCCAATCAATGCAAGTGGTTCTTTTGGTTCAGCTATTGGAAAATTATTTTATGGTGGAGATGCCAAATTTTATGAAAATATAACTTCAGCCACTAATATTCAAGGAATCCCAGCAAGTGCATATACGCAATCCATTTCTTTATTAGCTAATAAAGATGCATTTAATTACAATTTGTTGGTTGCCCCTGGATTATTAACTGATATGAGCTCCCCAGCATCAGATGCTATTACTTCCATGATTAATGTTGCCCAAAATAGAGGCGATATGATGGTAGTTTTTGATTCATCTAAATATAACACCCCAATCAGTACAGTACTTTCTAATACCTCAACATATGATACTTCATATGCTGCAACATATTGGCCTTGGGTCAAAACAGTAGACCCAAATACAGCAAATCAAGTATGGGTCCCTGCTTCAACTATGATCCCTGGAGTATATGCATTTAATGATAATGTATCTGCACCATGGTTTGCACCCGCAGGTATTAATAGAGGTATCATTACAGTAGCAACCCAAGCAGAACGTGTATTAACTCAAGGAAATAGAGATACATTATATCAAGCAAATATTAACCCAATTTCTACAATCCCTAATTCAGGCATAGTAGTATTTGGACAAAAAACACTCCAAAAAAGACAAAGTTCTTTAGATCGTATTAACGTACGTCGTTTATTGATTGAACTTAAAAATTATATTTCTCAAGTAGCAGATACATTTGTATTTGAACAAAATAATACTGTTACTAGAAATAATTTCCTAGCTATTATTAATCCATATTTATCTTCTGTTCAACAACAACAAGGACTAAATGCCTTTAGAGTTATAATGGATGAAACAAACAACCCACCATCAGTTGTAGATAATAATCAAATGGTAGGTCAAATTTATTTACAACCTACACGAACAGCCGAGTTTATTGTACTTGACTTCAACATCTTACCTACTGGTGCAACGTTTCCTGCTTAATAGCATATTTTAAGGGAACCTTAGATATTTATAATAAAAAAATACGATGGCAAATTTCACAACTTCTCCTGGAGTAGCAATTAGCGAAATAGACAATACCTTCTTAACTGGACAACCAGTTCAAGCAGGTGCTGCTATTATAGGTCCTACAGTAAAAGGTCCTGTTGAAAACCCAATCCTTGTAACCTCATACTCAGATTTCGTAACAATCTTTGGAGATACATTTATTAGTGGTGGTCAAGCACAATCTTACTTAACTTCAATTGCTGCTTACAATTATTTTAATTACGGAGGAACTTCATTATTGGTTGCTCGTGTAGTATCCGAATCAGCAAACTGGACCTCATCCCAAAGTACTACAATTTCATCTTACCTAAATGCAGCTTCAGCTTCATTTGTTCTAGAAACCATTTCTGAAGGAATTCTCATGAATAATTCAGGAGCCATGGTTTCAGGAGCACTAGCTTCAGGATCATCTGATAATGTTCGTTGGGAAATTACCAATTCAAATACTGGATCAGGTACATTTAACGTACTAGTTAGACGTGGTAATGATACTGAAAATAATAAAGTCGTATTAGAGGCATGGAATAACTTAACACTAGATCCTAATTCAAATCGCTACATTGCTAAAGTAATTGGTGATCAAGTATTGAATTATAACTCCACTACAAATCAAATGGAATTATCTGGAAGTTATGTAAATAACTCCAAATATATCCGTGTAAAATCAGTTAACTTACCTACACCAAATTATTTTGATGCTAATGGAATTGCAGTAAGTGCTTATACAGCCTCTATCCCACAAAACGGTAGTGGATCTGCAGGCGGTTCATTTACCGGTGCTGGTGGAAATGTAAGTAATAGTATTACATTATACGATGCTATTTCAACAAACACTCAAGGATTAACTGGTGCTAGTTACAATAACATGATTGCATTGCTTGGAAATCCTGAAGCATATCAATTTAACTTGTTATTTACTCCTGGTTTAACTAACGATAACCATACAGCTCAAGTAACTAGTATTATTAACAATACTATTGCTAGAGGTGATAGCATGTATGTTGTAGATTTAACAGATTACAACAGCACAGTTGGTGAAGCAGTAACACAAGCTCAAACTAGAGATACTTCATATGCCGCAGCTTATTGGCCTTGGGTTCGCATCATCGACCCAGCAACAGGAAGACAAGTTTGGGTACCAGCTTCCACAGTAATCCCAGGTGTATATGCTTTCAACGATAAAGTATCTGCTCCATGGTTTGCCCCAGCAGGTATAAACCGCGGTGGATTAAACACAGTACTTCAAGCTCAATTGAAATTGACGCAAGGTAATCGTGACACGTTGTACAGCAATAATATTAACCCTATTGCAACACTACCTAAACAAGGTGTAGTAGTATACGGTCAGAAAACATTACAAAAATCTCAATCTGCTCTTGATCGTGTAAACGTACGTCGTTTAATGATTGAATTGAAATCATATATTAAACAAATTGCAGATACAGTAGTATTCGAACAAAATACAATTGCAACTAGAAATTCATTTGTAGCACGTGTTACTCCATTCTTAGAAGGAATTCAACAAAAACAAGGATTGTATGCTTACAAAGTTGTTATGGATGATACAAATAATGGCCCAGCAGTAATTGATCAAAACCAATTAGTAGGTCAAATTTACATCCAACCAACACGCACAGCTGAATTTATTTCATTAGATTTCATCTTAATGCCTACAGGAGCTGAATTTCCAGGATAAAAACTGAAAAATTAGATATTTATAACAAAATTAAAATAGAAAACAAATGGCAATTTTAAATCCAAACGAAATATTTTTCACAGCGTTTGAACCTAAACAATCCAATCGTTTTATCCTTTATATGGATGGTGTTCCATCATATTTGGTAAAAGGAGTAGGAGCAGTATCTTTAACACAAAACGCAGTTCCTCTTAACCACATTAATGTTCAACGTTATGTGAAAGGAAAAACTGTTTGGGATACTATCCAATTTACATTATACGATGCAATTACACCTTCTGGTGCACAAGCAGTAATGGAATGGGTACGTTTAGGCCACGAATCAGTAACAGGCCGTGATGGTTACTCAGATTTCTATAAAAAAGATCTTACATTTAACGTTATCGGACCTGTAGGTGATATCGTTTCTGAATGGATCATTAAAGGAGCTGTTATTACCGCTGCTACATTTGGTGAATATAACTGGGATGATGACGGAAGTATAGTTAACGTACAAGTTACCGTACAACCTGATTACTGTATCTTGAATTACTAAGAACAAAACAACAAAATATATGAAAGCTCCAAAGAAATTTGGGGCTTTTATTTTCTTTTAGTATATTTATAAACATATGAAACTAGATAGTTTACGTACATTAGTTAAAGAGGAGCTTAGTAAGCGACTAAACGAGGAATACCAAGACAAGTTCAAAATGGTAGGTATGCTTATTACCAACATTAAGAAACGCCCTCAAAAAGAAATATTCTCTGATATCCGTTCCATCCCAGGCATTACAGTAGCATCTGTAAAAGAACCTATGGAATATAGTGAACAAAATACAGAAAAATTCCAATCCATAATGACCGTTAAAGTAGATGGTCATCCATGGATTACATCTAGTGGATTCGACCGTTCAAAAATGGAAGATATCCGAAAAGCTATATTGAAAGTAGAAGGAGTATTATCATTCAATGTGAATCCCGATAATATTTCTGCTCTTTAATATATTTATATAAGACAATTAAGTTATAACAAATAAAAATTATGAGTGAATTTAAATTACCAACTGAAATAGTTGAATTACCTTCTAAAGGTTTACTTTACCCTGAAGATTCTGAATTAGCAAAAGGTACTATTGAAATGAAATATATGACCGCTAAGGAAGAAGATATCCTTACCAACCAATCATATATTAAAAACGGTACTGTACTTGATAAATTGCTTAAGTCATTAATTGTATCTAAAATTAACTTTGATGATCTATTAATTGGTGATAAAAATGCAATTATGGTTGCGGCTCGTATTTTAGGGTACGGCTCAGATTATTCTTTTGAATATAATGGAGAATCTCAGACTATTGATTTATCAACTTTAGAAAATAAATCAATAAACAAAGAATTATTTTCATCTCGTGTAAATGAATTTACTTTTACACTTCCTAAATCAAAAAACACAATTACATTTAAACTTTTAACTCATAAAGACGAACAAGATATTAGTCGCGAATTAGAAGGTTTAAAGAAAATCAACAAAGACGCTTCCCCTGAACTTACAACTCGTTTAAAATATACAATCACCTCAGTTGAAGGTATTCGCGATAAAAAAGATGTTCGTAATTTTGTAGACAATTATTTACTTGCTCAAGATTCAAGAGCACTTCGTGAGCATATTAAAGAAATCCAACCAGATGTTGACTTAACCTTTTTTCCCAGTAACGGGGATGATAGAGTCAATATCCCAATTGGGATTAGCTTTTTTTGGCCTGACCTATGATAACATCCCGCTAGCTAGGGCATCTTTATTTAAACAAATACATCAAATAGTCTTTCACGGTAAAGGTGGATATGACTGGAATACCGTTTACAACATGCCTATTTGGCTTCGTCGGTTTACCTTTAATGAAATCCACAATTACTATGCTGAAGAAAAAGAAGCAGTAGCAGCTCATAAAAATAATAAAGGTACCAAAACAATAATCAACCCAGATGGGACTATTCAATCCCCTGAACTATTGCAAAAATCCCCATCTGCTAAAAAACCTATTAAATATGGGTAAAAGTGTTGACTTTCAATATTTATAACAAAATATTTAGATGCCTGGTCCCCAAATACAACCGGATAACGAATCTTTTAAAGAACAAAGAGATATCCTTAAAGAAATAAACGCTGAGTTAGGTAAACAAATTAACAGCGTAAGGGATGCATCTAAGGCATATACAACTCTAGAAAATATTGCCCGCCAACTTCAAAATAGTGAAGAAGATATCACTAAATTAAATGAAAAGCAATTAGAATTTTTAAAACAACGAACAAAAGAAGCTGTAAGAGAGATTGCTGAATCTGCTAAAAGAATTCAACAAGAAAAAGGAATTAATGATCTTAACAATATTTCTAAAAAAATTAAAAAAGATCTTAGTTCTGAAGAACAAGCACTGTTATCAGCTGCTCAACAAAAATTTGAAACTGAAGAAAAGTTTCTTGAAAATGTTGAAAATGAATTAGATACCTATAAAAAAGTAAATAAACAATTAGGTATAATGGGTGGAGCCTTAAAAGGTCTATCCAAAATTCCAATTGTTGGAGATATATTTGATGCTGAACAAGCATTAGAAGCCGCTAGAGAAAAAACCAAAGAAACTAAAAGTGGAGTCCAAGGTATAGGAGCAGCCTTTAAAAATATAGGCACCCAGATAAAAGAAGGAATGCTTAATCCTTCAAACATGGTTTTAGGAGCCATGACTTTTTTAATTGATACTTTTATGCAATTAGATAAATCTGCGGGTGAATTTGCTAAGTCACAAAATATGACTTATCAAGATGCTTTAAAAGCTAGAGAATCTTATAGCTCTATGGCTCGTTCTTCTATGGATACGTCGTTAAATGCTAGAAATTTAATGGAAACCCAAACAGCTATAGGGGAACAATTAGGTACAAATGCTAAATTAAACGAAGCCGATTTAAAAACATTTACAAAATTAAGAGACCAAGCTGGTTACACCAATGAAGAATTAATGGGTATCCAGCAACTTTCTTTAGTAAATGGAAAATCATTAGCACAAAATACAAAAGAAATATTAGGTGGAGCTAAAGCTTTTGCTACCCGAAATAAGCTTGTTGTAAATGAAAAACAAGTTTTAAAAGAAGTATCTAAAGCATCTGCTTCTTTAAAACTAAGTTTAGGAGGTAGTACAAAAGCAGTTGCTGAAGCCGTAGTACAAGCTAAAAAATTCGGTTTAACTTTAGAACAAACCGAAAAAATGTCCCAAAGTTTACTTAATTTTGAAGATTCTATTGAATCCGAATTAAGTGCTGAATTGCTTACTGGTAGAGATTTAAATCTTGAAAGAGCAAGAGGTTTAGCTTTAAATGGAAAAACCGCTGAAGCTGCTGCCGAAATAGCATCCCAAGTAGGATCCTCAGCTGAATTTGGCAAGATGAATGTAATTCAACAAGAAGCAATAGCTAAAGCTATTGGGATGGAACGTAATGAGTTAGCTCAATCATTAATTGATAAAGAAGCACTTGCTAAAATTGGGTTTAAAGATGCTGAAGCTGCTAAAGCAAAATATGATGAATTAAGAAAAACAATGACTGCTGAGGAAGCAGCTGCTGAATTAGGAGATAAAGAACTAGCTAAACAATACGAACAACAATCTAACGCTGAAAAATTTGCTCAAACTATGGAGCATGTTAAAGAAATATTTATTAGCATTGTTGATGGTCCTTTAGGACAAATTTTAACAGTTATATCGGATATATTAAGTAGTTCTACAGCTTTATATTCTATTTTAGGAGGTCTAGGAGGCCTCATGCTTGCTAAACTTATCCCAGCATTCGGAAAATTAGGGGCTTTAATGAGACTTGCTAAAATGCAAGGAATAGGAGCTGCTATAGTATCTATCATAAAAGGTGCTTGGGAATCATTAGGTGGTCTTCCTGTAGTAGGTCCTGTATTAGCAGGAGCTGCAATTGCTGGAGGTATAGCTTTAGTAAATAGCTATAAAGCAGACGATATGGTTTCTCCATCTCCTGGAGGTGGGGGTTATGGCAAAAGAACCCTTTTTGGCCCAGAAGGAGCTATCCAGTTTAACGATAAAGATACAATTGTAGCAGGAACTGATTTAGGTGGTGGAAAAAAACAAAGTACACCAACATCTTCCGGAGTTGATATGTCATCTGTTGTAAACGCAATCTACGAATTACGCCGTGATGTAAACGCTTTAGCTAATCGACCAATAAATGTATCGATTGATGGAAAAAAAGTAATTGAAGCAACCACAGGTAACCAACCCAATACCGTAGGAGATGAAAGTAGAAAAAATAGCTACCAAATGTCATAATATATAATATTTATAATAAAATAATTAATCATGGGAATCTTAACTAAATTAACTACTGAAGGATCTATATTAAGTGCACACGATGGAAATAACCCAACAGTTAACCCACTTGCAACACAGCAATCAAAATTACATGCTGATGGTAATGCACCTGGATATTCATTGAATGGAGCAAACGCTAGTACAGTAACTACTCAATATAATGGGTATGAAGATGGAACACCAAACCAAATTCCACTTCCTTCACAATTAGATTTAAATGGTGTTACTCCATCACAGTACTTAAACAACTTACCTCAATAAAAAATTGAATGGGTCTTTTACTAAAACTAAATAATGGGGACACCCAATTTAAATCACTCAAGTTTGGTAAAGACAGACCTGGTGGTGGGGAGAGTAAACAACCCTATATTAAAAAAGGTTTAATCAACGATACTGTAAATCCTTCATTATATAATGATTTTATAGTACGTGGAGGTATTTTAGCCCCCTTATCAGCAGCTGAAGATGTAACTCGTTTAACGAAATATTTTACTGACATTAATAACCCAAGTGGTCTTTTATTTGCAGCTAAACAAAATATACTATCTCGTGTAGGAGTTAAAACCGAAGCCAATCAACCCACCCCAGCATATTTGGGTGGAGCGTTAAATGAAGGTGTTTATTTACCTACTTCAACATTAGCTCAAGCTTTAGTAGGTTTTGCTGGTACTACACTAAATAAACAAGGTATTGACCCTACAGGTCTAATTCCTGGTTTAGCTATTAGAAAATACCAAGAAGCAGTTTATCAAAGGAACGAAAATCAAACAATTGAATCTGCTGTTCCTAAATCGGTTCAAAGAAAAGTTGATAAAATCAATCAAAATATTCTTAAAAAACAAGATCAAATTGATAGCTCATATTCCAACTTTAATTTACAGGCTCTTTCCAATACAAACCCATTATCAGCATGGTCTAAATTTAAAGAAAACCGCCTTAATGTTAGAGTTAACAATTTAGAAGAGGATGTAGAAGGTTTACAAGAAGATTTAACTTCAATTGTTGGAGGTAAATTTTCAAACCGTTTACTTAAACTTTGGAATAAGTTTGGACTCAACCCGGATAATGAAACTATAAATGATAATTCCACCTTACTCTCATATGGTGGAGGGCCAGGAAGCGCATTAGGTTTTTCAAGAACTAAAATTAAATTTGCAACATCCAATGATGGAGTAACTCCATTAAGAACAGGATGGGTCATGGCTGATCCATATGTTGGTAAATATCTTAATTATTCTCCTGGAAATCCATTAATATATGGTCTAGATCCAATATTTGATGGGAAACAATTATACTCTAGTGTATTTAAACAATACGAAAAGTTTAATCCTACAGTAACTGAAGAACAATACTTTGGAAAGACTGAATATTTTTTAAATTATGATGGAAAAGATAACATTCAACCTTGGCTATCTCAACCGGTAAATAAACCTGCATTTACTACTTGGAATCAATCACAATTTAATGCACAATCATCTAATCTTGATTCCACTACCCTTCCAGATTTTCGTCAAGCCCCAGCATTAGATCCAACAGCATCCCCTCAATATACTTTTTTAAGTCTAGCACCTAATTACCAAACCCAAAATATTGAAGATAAAAGAAATCTAGGAAATCCAGGCAAAAAAGGAAATATTTCAAGCTATACTCAAGGTAAAAGAAGTCTAGTTACAGGTCAATCATTAGGTCCGGTAGATAAAGTAAATGCTTCATACATTTATAAAGCTAATGCAAACGATGGTTCACGTTACTATACAGGAAATCCTGAAGGTGGAAATAATCCATAC